GGAAGAGGGCGCCAAGAAGAAGACCGCGCGCCAGACCGCCGGCGCCATGACGCAGCGGCCATGGCCGCAATTGCCGTCCCGGCTCCGCTCGGCGATCCGCTCCGACATCGGTCGCTTGCTCGACAGTGGCAAGGCGCGCGCACAGATTCTCGAGGCGGGCTATTCCGCGGGTATCGTGAACCAGACGCTGCGCGACCTCGGCCGTTCGGTCGCCTGATATGGCGCATCTCCGCAGCCAGATCTTCGCGGCCGTCATTGCGCGCCTCTCGGCCATTCCGAAGTTCTCCGGTGCCGACAAGGTGAAGCGCGGCCGCAAGGGGGCTATCCCGCAGGAGAAGCTGCCGGCGCTCACAGTCACCTGGGCCGACAGATCGGAGATCGTGATGCTCCGGCCCTCGTCGGGGCCAGCCGGCGAGGACGGTTATGATCGGTCCCTGCCGCTCTCGATCGTCGTGCACCTGCGGGACGATGAGCCGGAAGAGGAATTCGACCGGCTTTGCGTGCTGATCGAGGCAGCGATGGCCTCGGACATCGCTCTCGGCGGCCTCGCCATTGAGGCGCTGCTGCAGTCGGAACAGTATTTCGTCAACCCGCAGACCGGCATCTCCCTGCTTGCCGGTTCGCTCAACTACCAGATCGCCTACAAGACGCTCGCCGCCAATCCGGAACAGGCTGCGCTCTAAACGCTCTGCATGCCGTTATCCCAAAACCGCTGCACACTTTTGGGCGGCATGCAGTAGCGCAACCACTCCCACCAGCACAAAGAGGACTTTGCCATGGCTCTCGGCCGTCAGCTTACGCTTGCCCGCTCGACCGGTGCAGGCGCCTTCACCCTGGCCTGCATCACCGAACAGCGATCCCTCGAGATCAACAACGAGGAAATCGACATCACCAAGCCGAGCNGCTCTGCATGCCGTTATCCCAAAACCGCTGCACACTTTTGGGCGGCATGCAGTAGCGCCACCACTCCCACCAGCACAAAGAGGACTTTGCCATGGCTCTCGGCCGTCAGCTTACGCTTGCCCGCTCGACCGGTGCAGGCGCCTTCACCCTAGCCTGCATCACCGAACAGCGATCCCTCGAGATCAACAACGAGGAAATCGACATCACCAAGCCGAGCTGCACCGATCCCGGCAGCAAGCTCACGCTGGCGCTGATGTACGGCATCCAGTCCATCCGTTTCAGCGGGCAGGGCGCCTTCGTCGATACCGTTACAATGAAGGCGGTGACCGCCGATGCCGTCAACCAGGTCATCACCGAGTATCAGGTCACGGTGCCCGGCGTCGGCACGTTTGAAGGCGACATGCTCGTCTCGATGACCTTCTCCGGCGACAAGACCAACGAGCTGCAGGCCGACATCCGTTGCGCGATGACCGGCGCTCTTACCTTCGTGCCGGCTGTCTAAGCGGAGAGTTCCATGTTGCCTGCCAACCCATTGCGCGGCGAGGCGGCGGTTCGCATCGGCTCGATCGACTTCCGCATCGCCGTGACCTTCTCCGGGCTCGCACGCCTTTCCGACGCGATCGGCGCCCGCACACTCGACGAGCTCTATGGCCGGCTTCTCGGCTTCGAGCCGAAGGCGGTCGCCTGCGCCGTCCGCTGCCTGATCGTTGCGGATGACGAGGATCATATATCCGCGCTTTCCGCGAGGATCCTCGACGACGGCAACATCTCGGCCGCCGACCAGCTCGCCTGGCGCGAGGCTGTCGAAAAGGCGCTCTCGGCTCACATTGCTGCCGGGACAGTGCGGCGGGACGAGCGGACGGCAACGCAGATTGCCGGAGACGCCGTCCTGGGAAAGCCCGTAAGCCCCTCCTGATCAAGGATCATCTCAAGTCGCTCTACCGGATCGCCACCAACCCGAAGATGCTCGGCTGGTCGCCGGAAATGTTCTGGAAGGCGACGGCGGCGGAATTCGAGATGACCGTGGAGGGGCTTTCCGGCAATGTCCGTGGCGGACCGTTTATGTCGCGAGAGGAGGTTCGGCGCATTGCCGCAGAGCATGGCGTTCGGCCTTCGCTGAAGGGCAGTCCGAACGCGAGGACGATTGGGGGTGGGTTGTGGATCTGATGATGCGTTNTCGCTGAAGGGCAGTCCGAACGCGAGGACGATTGGGGGTGGGTTGTGGATCTGATGATGCGTTGGAAGAACTCAAAATACCCAGTTCGATCCCTACGCTCATCAGCGAGAATGCCGGAATTTCCGGTGTCGGCCTGAAGCGGACTGCAAACTCGTTGCGCGGGCAGGTTTGCGCCCGCATGTCGGACGTTCGCGATTGGGATACAAGCTCCTATAAGCTGCCGTTTGCTAGGAAGTAGTTATGAATGTGCGTTCTTATTCGGCGACGGCTACTTCAACCGAAACCTTGGACACGTTGTAAAGAACCACTGTCCCGCCGACCGCCTGAGCGGGATTGAACAGGGCGAGATTGATACCATCGCTTACCGAGCTACGATAAACAACACCGTCGAAGCCGCTCTTCTTGATGAATTCGCACAGATACTGGCTCGGAATATAGTCGATAGCCGCCCCCGCTGGGTGAACCGGTCGAGTCAGTTCCTGACCCAAGCGTTCGAGGAACGGCAAGTCGGCGCGCAACTGCCCAATCGCGCTCGACTCGGATAGAAAGGGTGAGACGAGCTTGCGCGGGTTGCGCAAGTCCACTGCCTTGATCTCGGGGACCGTAAAGTCAGCGACACAGGCAACCTCACCGGTATGGGGCCTTATCTCCGCCAAAGCTGTCTCAGGAAGCGATCCGAGATAGAGATAGGGAATGCCGGCGGGATTCGCTCGGCCGTTTGACGAGCGCCGTCTCGGCGGTGCGGCCATTTTCTCAATTGGAAAGACCTCATCTTCGGTGCGGATACGCGCACGATACCATTGCCGGGGTAAGGGAGGCGCTATCAACATACTGAGCAGCTGTTTGAGACGTTCGCCATCGATGGCATCGTCGAGAAACCAGCGATTGGCGTACATCATCTCGTCCCGCAGCTTGTCCCACTGCGCTAGGCCTTCGCTGATATAGCGTGCAGACGGGGTGAACCTGCGACGGACGATCTCACCGTCATCGAGGATCTCGCCGAGCAATTCCTTGGCATGGGCAATGTCCATGCGCGGATGACTGAAGAGTTGCCAATCGTCCTTCATCCATTCGACCAGCGACTTTCCGTCCTCGCTCGGTTCGTACACATTGACCAGCGACTCGAAATAGATGGCTAGCTTTTCCGGCTCAACGAGCTGGGTCTCCGCAGTCCCACAGAAATCGCATGTCCCATGGCCGGGATCGTGATTCCGAAAGAGCTGATCCCGCAACGCGCGATCGTCGAAGCACTCCGGACAGCAGAAACGATTTGCCATGGGGCTCAGCCCAGATAATTGGCAAGTGTCTCGATGTGGTGTTGCATCGAGAGTTTTTTGACGGAGCCGAGACCTGGGAAATGACCTTTAGCATGAAGTTCGCGAAACTCGTTGATCGCTTCGGTCTCGAGAATATGAGAGGTACCACTGTTAAGTTTTGTGATCAGCTTCGCCAGTGCCTGGGCAAACTTTCCGGCGGAATCAGTCGGCGTGCCGTTAGTGATCGAAACGAAGTGATGGATGTACATGACCTCGTCGGCATCGGGGTCAATGAAGGTCAAGTGAATCGCGACGGCACAGGCGGGTCCGCCACCTTCAGAATAGACGTCGCCGACCGTCAGGAAATCGCCGAAGCCATTCATTCCAAGATCACTCTGGAAAGTTAGATGCAGTTCGGAGAATTCTTCGACTGGGATCTTGGCAGACTCGGCGTTTTTGCGCGGCTTGAAGCCGTCGCGGATCAAGATGCGAGTGCTGCCTTCGAAGTGCCTGCGGTAAAGCGTATTGGCATGGCCCTCGAGGAAAACGTGTCTAGTCTGTGGCAGCGTACCGTCCAGGTAGGCGGCAAGGCCCTTCTGCTCTGTAAAACCGGAATGGATGAAAGTCGGATTATGATCGAGGTGGGCTTGGTGAAATTCGACCGCATCGGCGAGCTTTATGTTGCCGCGCAGGAGGATGCCTGCCGAAATCGCGCCACCGAAAATGCCTTTTTGCAGAAGCTGCGAGATGCCGGTTCCGTTCTCCTGATGGTCGTAATGATACGGGTTCACGATGATGATCGCCTGGCCGTTGGCATCGCAGACTGCTTTTAGCGCTTTTTCAAGGCCGCCCAGCGACTCCTTCACGGGCTCGATGATCGGCACAAAATTGTGCTCCGCCATCAGCTCGGCGGTATCCCGGATGGCTAGAAGTTCGAACTGCTTGCCGCGAAAATATGGGTAATACATGCGCTGGTCAGCTCCAAGTCATGGCCGCGTGCAGCGGCGTCGTGACGGCCTCGATCAGTCGCGGATGGTCGGCGCGCCGCACTGATATAGACAAGGCGGCCGCCTGCAAAGAGGCTGGCAGAAGGCCAATGAGTTCTCCGAGCGGTGCGAGATCTCGCGTCCGCTTGAGTGTGCGCACCATCTCAACGTGTAACGCAGCCGGGTCGAGTACGGCGAAGAGATCGCGCATCACGGCGTGCCGCTGAGTGTTCGGGATCTGCGGCACGGTAACGCCCATTGCGTTGAGTATCGCAACAGCCTCGCCCATACGGAGCGATTCAAAGACGGTTACCGGGCAGATACGCGACGGGCAGTCGATCGATTCGCGCACCGTCGTGATGCGGTAGCGTTTGGAGAGACACATTACCCCGACATCGTCCGGGACGGTTGCAAGCACGCCCTCAATGTGTCCTTCGCTCGCAATCACATTCACTTTGGCAAAGACACGTTTGTAGTTCTCAACTTGATTGGCGAGCCGTGCGAGGGAATCACGTTCCGACTTGATTTCATAAACGGTCGCAGTACCGTTCAGGATGACGAGATCTGCCTTGGAGGTGGCGGCACGAAACTCATTGAGCATGGATGCCGTGCGGAGCGAGTGCGTGCCCATCAACACTTTGTGGGTGATTGCCGCGCGATAAATGTATTCGTCGCGAGGTCCGGCAACCTTCAGTGTCTCAAATGCGGAGTCGAAGGCATCCCCGACAGTCGCAAGTGGTTCGGCACGCGTGCTCAAATCGGCCTGCTCAACAAGACGACGGAACAAACCGGACTGGCCTTTCTTCGCCATTTCACGGAACACCGTGGCTGAGAACAGCCGCGTCAGAGCCGAGAGTTGCATTGAATTGTAAATGTTCTTCCCCCAAGTTGCGCCGCAACGGAATGTGCAATCGAAGCTCGTTTAGCGCAGAAACTCCCGAAAGGGAATCGGGAATTCATTCAAAGCTAGTTGCTTGTTCGCCCTGCAAATGAGGCAGGAGTGACTTTTCTTTGGGTATCTGAGACAGTCCATCGGGGACGATAACTGCCAGCCTCGGGGGTGAGATTTTGTCGCTACTAACGTTTGAACAAGCCGTCACGGATTCTGAACAGTTCTCTAAACGACACCTCTTGCTTGGAAATGGGTTCAGCATTGCCTGCCACGCCGACATCTTTCACTATGGATCGCTTTACGATCAAGCCGACTTCTCCGGTGCGCCAGAGATCCAGTCAGTTTTCGCGGCCCTGGATACCAAAGACTTCGAGTCGGTCATCCGCACACTTGAGAGTGCCGCCACTATCCTGCCGGCGTATATCGCAGATGGGGGAGCGGCCCCAACCAAGATCCTTCAACACGCAACGATGCTGAAAGAGATCTTGGTACAGACGATCGCAGGCAACCATCCGCATATCCCCTCGGACATCCCCCAGGAAAAGTTCTGGGCCTGTCGGCGGTTTCTCTCACACTTTTTGTCTGGCGACAAGGCTGGGTGCGTCTTCACATTGAATTACGATTTGCTGCTCTACTGGACCCTGATGCACGACGACCTACCGTTCCGAGATCCAATCGATCTTGCCAAGAACGATGGCTTCGGAAATGACGAAGACGAGCCCAACGCAGACTATGTTGTGTGGCAAGGAGAGACGAACGCGCATAGCGCTAGCGTCATGTTCCTTCACGGTGCGTTGCATCTGTTCGATTCGGGCAGGGACTTGCTGAAATACACTTGGGTCCGAAAAGGCGTTCCCCTGATCGAACAAGCTCGTGCCGCGCTCGCCAGCAACAAGTTTCCGTTATTTGTAGCAGAGGGCACCAGCGCCCAGAAAAAGGAGAAAATTCGGCACAACGCCTATCTCTACCAAGGACTCAAACAGCTCACCAGCAACGTGATTCAAGGCAAGCATTGCTGGTTTATCTTCGGGCATTCGCTCGCCGCGAACGACGACCACATCCTTACTCGGATTGGGCGCGGTCGATTCAAGAAGCTGTACGTGGGCCTATACGGCGATCCGCAAGAGACTTGGAACGTGGAAATAATCAGCCGCTCCAAATGGTTGGCGAGCCTCCGAGCCGACAAGTGGCCACTGGAGGTCACCTTCTACCAGGCCGAGACCGCGCAGGTTTGGGGTTAGCGGATGAGATGCTGCTGGACGGTGTCGATGATTGCGATGCCGTTGGAATGCGTTACTCCGTCGAACTTCATCTATGAGGGTTGTGATCTCAAGCTTAACCTGCGGACGCGCGGAACTGGGTCGTCTGCCGAACGGTGGCTTGCTCAGATTCTGGGCCAGAAGCAGACAGACAACAAACGGCCCCATTTTGGTAATCGCGACCACCGGGCAGCCTCTCCAGCACCGCGCCAAGCGTATTCGCTAACAAAAACCTGAGCNGCCGGCGGCGCCGGTCTCGTGACCGGGCTTGTCTCCGCCGCCAGCGTCACCGCATTGCGCGACGCAGCGAGCGCGATTGCCTCGATCGGCGACGAGGCGCGTCGGGCCGGCCTCGACGTCAAGAGCTTCCAGGAGCTGAAGTTCGTCGCCGAGCAGAACCGTGTCGGCGTCGACGCGCTGACCGACGGCATCAAGGAATTGAACCTTCGGGCCGACGAATTCATCGTCACCGGCGGCGGATCGGCGGCTGAGGCTTTCCAGCGCCTCGGCTACTCGGCCGAGGACCTGAAGCAGAAGCTCGAGGATCCGGCCGAGCTCTTCACCGAGATCATCGGCCGCCTGGGCGAGCTCGACAAGGCGGCGCAGATCCGCATCATGGACGAGATCTTCGGTGGGGCGGGTGGCGAGCAGTTCGTGCAGCTGATCGAGGCCGGCGAAGCGGGCATCCGCGACACCATCAGGGCCGCGAACGACCTTGGCATCGTTCTCGACGAGCAGATGATCCAGAAGGCGGCGGAAGTTGATCGCAAGTTCAACATGCTTGCGACGACGGTCGGTACGAAGTTGAAATCCGCCATCGTCTCTGCTGCCGACAGTCTGGCGGAATTTATCGACGGTTTTCGCGATTTCCAAAACCAAATGAACAGCACGCTTCAGGGCAGGCAAGCCGAAATCGGCGAGCGTCAGCTCGAGATCGAGAATGAAATCCTCAAGAAGAAGGAGGCGCAGGCTCGACAGGACGAGAAGCTCTCCGATGTCGCCAGGAAGCTTGGTTTTGAAAACAGTAAGAACGCCAATCTTGCCGGCTACACTGGGCAGATAGAAGCCCTGAAGGATGAGAGCCGGAAACTCGCCGAAGAAGAGGCGAAGATCGTTAATATCCTAAGCGATCGCCTCAAGCCGATGAACCGCCCGGCCGAGAGGACCTGGACGCCGATCCCCACGGAAGAAAAAGGCGGCGGCCGGTCCAAGAAAGTCTCGGAGGCCGAAAGGGAAAAGAAGGCGATCGACGACGTGATCGCGTCGTTGCGTGAGGAGTTGGCGATCATCGGCCTCACCGACATCGAGCGTGAGCGGACAATTGCGCTGCGCGAAGCCGGTGTCGAGGCGACCTCGAAGGAAGGCCAGCAGATCTCGGCGCTCATCGACGAGAAATACCGCCAGCTGGCGGCCGAGGAGGCGCTGGCCGAGCAGTATGAGCGCAGCGAAGAAGCAGCCGAGCGGATGGGACAGGTCCTCGACGACCAGCTGATGCGCATCGTCGACGGCAGCTTCGATGCGAAAGAGGCAATCGCCGCTTTGCTCACCGAAATCATCAATGTTCAGACGAACGGGAAGGGACTTTTCGGTTCGCTGTTCAGCTCCGTCTTTGGCGGCGGTAGCGGTCTTGGCTCCAATTTCGTGCCGACCACGACGCTCGGCGATTTCCTTGGCTATGGCGGCGCGCGCGCCGGCGGTGGCGATGTTTCTCCCGGGCGCATCTACCGGGTGAACGAATATGAGGACGAGTTCTTTGCTCCGACCAGCCACGGCCGGATCATCGCGCCGAGCAAGCTGTCCGGCGCGGTGAGGACGAGTTCTTTGCTCCGACCAGCCACGGCCGGATCATCGCGCCGAGCAAGCTGTCCGGCGCGGCGGCAGACAGAGAAGGCGGCGGCGGGCGCACCGTCGTTGAGATCGTACTGAGCAAGGATTTGTTGGCCAGCATCCTCGAGCAGACCGGCAATCAGACCGTGCGCATCGTGCGCAGCAACGAGGAAGCCCGGACGAACTATCGCCTGAATGGCGGGGAAGATTTCTGATGGCGTTTCTCATTTCTCTCCCGAGCGTGGTCTATGGCCAGGTCGCGTTTGATCCGGTGCGCATCCGCGACACAAACCGCATGGAGGGTCGGCGCACTGAGACGGCCTATTCCGGCACGCCATACTGGGCCGCGTCCTATTCCGCATCGAAGCTGACCACGGCCGAGGCGGCGCTGTTCGACGCCTTCAACATGGACGCGAANCGCACCGGCCGCGGCCGATCGCCTATCAGGGCAGCAACCCGCTTTCCGGCGTGAAGGCGGGCGGCGGGGTATTTTCTGGCGACGCGGCGTTGCAGTCCGTAACTGACGCCAACACTATCGTCGTCTCGGGCCTGCCAGCCGGCTTTAAGCTCGCCCCTGGTGACTATGTCGAGGTGCGGAAATCGACCTTCGTGCGATCGCTGCACCGGATCACTCTGGCCGCGACGGCAAGTGCTGCCGGTGTGGTTACGCTGAAGATCCGCTTTGGTCTCGACCTGCAGGTGTTCACCCTGCCGTGCACCGTCCATTTCGAGAAGCCATCCTGCATCATGGAGATTGCGGGGAGCTTCAGCCTGCCGAAGACCTGGCCGAACTATAATGTCCAGTTTACCGCAACGGAGCTGTTCCTCTCATGAGCATGCTATCTCCCGAGGTCGAGGATCTGATTGAGAGCGGCGAATTCGCCTTACTCGATCTGATCCGCTTCGATCTGCCCGGCAAAACGGTTGGCTATCACCGCGGCGGCCGCAAGTTCACCTACAATGGCTTGCTGTATCTGCCGAACCGCTATCTGCAGCCCGGGGATCTGGTGAGCGCCGTCGGCGTGGCCGTCACCACGCGGACCATCGTCTTCTCCAATATTCCGGTGACCGATCCTGAGGACGCGGTCGCGAGGATCGAGGAGTTCAACTACCAGAACGCGCCCGTCATCATCACCGCGCTCACCGGCGAGCCGAACACGAGCAACGTCGTCGGGGTGCTGGTCTCGACCATCTACGAGATCGACCAGGTGCGCTACAACGAGGGTGCAGTCTCAGGCTCCGAACGAACGCTGACGATGATGATCGACCTGCAGCCGCCCGGACGCTCGGCGCGGGGCTCGACCGGCGTCAAGCGCTCGCAGGCCGAGCAGCAGTTCGACAATGACCCGACCGACACGGGCCTGGAGCACGTGGCGACGAATGCGACCATCCCCGAGGAATGGGGCCAGGTCTCGCGCTGATATCGATCTAGCTTATAGAGTATAGAACGGCGGGGGAACGCATGGGGAACCAAGCGGGTCCGGCTTGTGCAGTGCATCCCGCACCTCGGAGACATTCCATGAACCGCTTCCGCATCGTCGAAGCCACGCTCACGCGTGAGCTTGCGAAACCCTATGCCTATGGATCGGCCGATTGCTTCATGCTTGGCTGCGCCTTCG